AGGTTAAGGCCTTGGATACAGAATCATCCATCAGTTGCTTTAATTGGAGATATGCCTGAGGCGTGTCCTAAGTGCGCAGGTGAGAAGTTTAGACGTGGTGGGTTCACTTATACACAAACAGGTAGAAGAAAGAGATATCAGTGTCTAAGTTGCGGTGGATGGGTTAGTGGAAGATTAATTGGTGGTGAGAAACCAGACTATATAAATTAATATTTACTCTAATGGAAATTAAAACGGGAAAGGTTAGAATTGATAGCGGTTTGGACTTTAAAACTCACGACGTTGTTTGGGACTGGGAGAGTCTGGAGCATCAGATAGTTGTTTACGACGCAGAAACTGAAGAAGAATTATTTATTATAGAGTTTCAGGAGTTGTTAGCACTAACGGTTGGGCTTAAAGCAGTAAAGAAAGAGTGGGAAGATTCAATTAAAAGACTTGGATATAATGAAAGGTAAAATACCTCAGGTTCCTAGGTTTATAGAGATAATAGAGGGTTTGGGGCTACTGCCATACCCAGTTCCAGAATGGTTTAACCTAGACAACATAGAGGAACTTAATTGTAGAGGGGATAATAGGGTTGAGTGGGTTTGTAAACACGGTGTAGGACATACCGTGCAGGGGCCTACTGACAATTTCGTACATGGTTGTGACTTGTGTTGTAATAAGCTAATTAAGAAGTGTAGGTTAAAGGGTGAGATTGTAAAGGTGGAAACGAAAGATATAGATAATAAAACAGTTCAAGTATTTTATCAGTTAGTATGACAGACAAAACATATAAGCCACATAAGTATCAGGCCGAGTTTCATAAGTCCTCTGCTAGATTTCGCTGTTTAATAGCGGGTCGTCGTGGAGGAAAAACTTTAGCGGGGACTATCGAATCCTTGTATTATGCAGATAAGATGGCAGTGATAAAGGGTAGGCCAATAAAGGGGTGGATTATAGCTCCTACTTATCCAATGCTAAAAGATATTAACATCCCGACGATAATGGAGTGGATTCCTCAGAGTGCTGTTAAGGAATGGAATAAACAAGACCATAGACTAATACTTACTAATAACTCAGAGATAACTTTTAGGTCTGGAGAAGACCCTGATAAACTGAGAGGTATTGGACTTGACTGGTTATGGTTAGACGAAGCGTGTTTTATGAGTAAAATGGTATGGGATGTTATTTACCCGGCGTTGTCTGACAAGGTGGGTGATGCTTGGATTACTACAACACCACAAGGATACGACTGGGTTTATAATGAGTTCTACAAAAGGGCTAAGGAGGGAGACCCAGACTATAATGCTTGGCAATACAGAACGATAGATAACCCATACATTCCTCAAGAAGTTGTTGAGAAGGCTAGGAATACAATGACAGACGTTATGTTTAGGCAAGAGTACCTGGCTTCATTCGAGAAACTAACAGGACTCGTCTATCCGGACTTTGATGAGAAAGACCATGTTGCAGATAGTGTAGAGGGGGACAGAGACGACCTATACTTCGTTGGAATTGATGTTGGTTACACGAACCCTACTGCTGTTGTACTTGTGAGAGAGACTGCTGACCATATTATGTACATAGTTGATGAATACTACGAGACAGGTAAGACCGTTAAAGAGGTCGCAGACGCTATAAAGCAGATGGTAGGTACTAAGAGGATTGAAATGTATATTGTTGACCCTGCGTCTAAGGCTACTCACCAAGAAACGGGTACAGACGTTAGCGTAGAGCAGTTATTTCACGAGAACGGTATTCCTGTTACTCCTGGTAATAATGATGTAAGGGCTGGTATAGACTATGTTACGCAATTGTTACGAAAGGATGAGGCACTAGGTAGGTCGAGACTACAGGTATTAGGTAAGTGTAAGAATGTCATTCGCGAGTTCCAGAACTACTCATGGCCTAAGTATAAAGAGGGAAGTTTAAACAACAAGAAAGAGAAGCCAGAGAAGGCCTTTGACCACTCGTTAGATGCTGTTAGGTATGTGGTTATGAGTAGACCAGATTGGTTTGAGAGGGTACAGAGAGACCAGGGTGGTAGATTAACTACCGAACAGGGTGCTTTGTTGAGTGAGTACGAGGATAACGATGATGACGACAGTTTTACTATTGATTACGAAAACGACGACGCTGTTCTGTAAAGATAGCCTTATTTTTATGGTATAATATAGATATGACAGAGGTTATTGTGGTGAGTATTTCTTTAATAGCTCTTGGGGCAGTCGGTGGGTTGGTGTATTTGGGTGCGGTTATGCTGAAAAATGACAGGGCTGAGAGAGAAATGCTTGTTAAAATGATGAAGTCGAAAGACCTCCAGGAGTTTGAGTATATAACGGTTGACGCTAACGCTAAGCCAGATAAGGGAGAAATAGCTGAGGAGGATTCTAATCTGGTTGATTTAGATAGAATGCCTGATCTAAAGTAAATTACGAGGGAAAGTAATTTAACTGCCCGTTGTGTGAAGAAAAAAGAATTAGATAAGAAGTTAGAGAACGATAACTTGGTTGAAAAGGAATCTAAGTATTTCAATGAATCAAGGAATGCAAGGTCGTCTAGTGTAGAGAAGCAATGGATGATTAACATGGCTTACTACAAGGGATGGCAAAATCTCAAGTATGATATTAAGAATGGTAGTTTAACTTGGAACGAACAAGACCCATTAAAGTTCTATGTAAACCTGATTTACATGACTGTTCGTGCTGTACGAAATGCAGTATTAAAGGCTCAACCAGTTTGGGATGTTGATGCTAGACCTTATGTAGAGGACCAAGAGGAATCATTAAAAACACTCGGTCAGTTCTTAGGAAATCAGTATGATGTTCTTGGAATGCCTTATAAGGTTAAAGAAGCCCTTACTTATGGGTTAATATACGGACTCGGAGTATTTCAGTATGGTTATGATAAAGACATTGGTATGTGGGTAGAAACGCTTGACCCGTTTGACACCTACTTCGACCCAGTAGCTACTAGTATAGAAGATTCCCGATTTGTTATTAAGGTTATAAGAAAATCTGTAGAAGAGATTAAGGCTAATCCTGTTTATAAAAATACAGAAGAACTAAAGGGTGATAAGAGAGTAAGTGAGAGCCCTTATAAAGAGCAATTGTATACTAAGGCACAGGATAGTAGTGGGTCAGACACTTGTCTATTGCACGAGATGTGGGTAAAGACTGATAAAGGAATAGAGGTCTTGGCTGTGGTGGGAAAAGAAGTTATTAGAAACGAAGTAACAGACTTAGATAAGCTACCTTTCATACTTTACCAACCGGATGTTAATCCTCACGAAATTTATTCGGAAGGTTGGGTTAAGAACTTAGTTCCACTGAACAAAGCTATTAATCAGTTAGAGAGAAACGTCCTAGAGTTTAATAATATATTCTCTAAGGGTAAGTATTTAATGGACAAGGGAGCTAAGGTTAAAGCCATTACTAACGAGAACGGACAGATTATAAAAGTTACTAGAGGTTATCGATTTGAGCAAATGGATATTAAACCAATGAGTTCTACTCCGTTTAATCAAATTGCTAACTTACAGAGATATATGCAAGACATTGGTGCTGCACAGGAAGCGTTACTTGGTAGGGCTCCTACAGGGGTTTCTGCTGCTAAGGCTTTTGAGGAATTAGTTGCCAATGCTTATGTTAACTTCGCAGATTTGGCTGATAACTTAGTCATCACGTTAGAGAAGTTGGGTACGGCCGCTTTAGAAATGGGAAGTAAATACTTAAACTTGGTTTACGACTTCAAGACTACAAACCTTAAAGGGGAGAAGGAAATAAAAATGGTTACAGGAATGGAGGGCCCAGACGATATGGAAGGTGTTGTAAAGATTCCTTCTAAGGCAACAGTCAAGGTGGTTATTAACTCTGGGGTTGCTTATACAAAAGCAGGAAAGCAAGATATCGTGTTTAGATTAAGAAGTACAATGGATATTGATAGAAGGACCATGTTAGACACTATTGGTTTCGATTCAGATACAGTAGAGGAAAGATTACAACAAGAGAAAATGGCTGAAATGCAAATGCAGGCAGAGGCTCAAATAGCTATGCAACCTCCTATGCCACCTCAGGGGGCTCCTGAAGGCGCTACACAGGGACAGGGAGCTACTAATGAATTATCAGATCAAGCGATTCAGTTTGTACAGGAATTAGAAGCACAGGGATTGAAACTTGGTGAAGAGTTTATGCAGGACCCAGCGTTGATAGAACAATTAGCTAGTGGACAGCTAGAGTACCATGTTATGGAAGACGGTACGGTCATGTCAGGACCAGAGATGTAGGCAAAGTGTAGGCAGTAGATTCCCTCGGTTTACTGCTTACACCTTGGCTATATGCCATGATAATTTTAGACGAAAGTCGTTAAATGGACGAGGATACAAACGTAGTGTCTCAAGTGGACACAACAGAAGAGAACACTTCTGAGGTTTCGGAAACCGAAAGTCAATCAGCTACAGAAGCTCAAGCCACGACAGAGAAGTCGGTAAAACCCGCAGAGGCCGAAGAGAGTCTTACTAGTTCAAAAGAACAAGGTAAAACAAATTCTGTTCCTTATGACAGATTCAAGGAAGTTAATTCCAAGATGAAGGAATACGAACAGGATGCTCTTTTATTTAGACAGATGCAGCAAAATCCACAACTTGCTCAGGCTGTTCTTAAAAATGTAAGGTATGAGGAACCAGACCCAATGACCACAGAAGCAGACAAAAAACTGCGAGAAATGGGTTATGTAAGGAGTGAAGACGTGTCAAGTATGATTTCGGATGAAATCGGAAGACATGAGTTCATTCGGGAATTTGGTTCTAAAATGGAAACCCTTGCGTCAAA